GTTAGACTTCAGGCTATCGCAGCCAAGATGTCTTTAAAGGCTACATGGATGGCCAATGTTGATAAAAGTGACAGGGCAAAGAAAAATATTTACTATACCGCAGCAGAATCAATTAACGATTTGGTATCAGCATTAAAATACATTATGCGCTAACCTGCTATACTTATATAAACAAGGGATGATAATGACTAAAAATTTACTACAACAAATAATGATTAGAGAAGTTGAAACACCAGCACAGTTAGATGCAAAAGAATTAGTTAAGATAATTGAAGCAGGATATCTAGTTGGGCGTGAGCCTAAGCATACACAAAAGAAAACCTTTGGTCCTTCTACTATTGCCTACGGACATGGAGAGTGTCCTAGATACTGGTACCTGGCTTTTGAGGGTGCAGTATTTGAAGACAATGCTGATCCTTATGGTGTAGCAAATATGACTAATGGAACTCTTTCACATGGTCGTATTGAAACAGCATTTAAGAATTCTGGTATTTCTATTGATTCAGAGTTTAAAGTTTTCTATGATGACCCACCAATTTTTGGGTATGTGGATAACTTTATTCAATGGAAGGGCGATGAGATTGTTGTTGAAGTAAAGACAACAAATAACGAAGTCTTTGAGTACCGCAAGCGCACAGGTAAGCCTAAGATGGGTCACGTATCTCAGTTACTTATTTATATGAAGATACTAAAAAAGTCTAAGGGTGTTATTATTTATGAAAATAAAAACAACCACGAACTACTTGTAATTCCAGTAGAGGTAAACGATCACTACAGAGCATGGATTGATATGGCATTTCAATGGATGCGTGAAGTTCGTAAGGCATGGGAAGATAAAACACTTCCAACAAAAAACTATAGATCTAATTCAAAAATCTGCAAGAACTGTCCTATTAAGAAGGCTTGTGGAGAAGCAGGGGTGGGTGTAGTAAAGATAGCATCCCTGGAGGAACTGAGTGAAGTTATGTAGCGTATGTGATATATCGTTTAAACCTAAAGTAACTTATCAAATTTACTGTACTAAGGTTTGTAGAGATATTGCAACCAGAGAAAAGATTATAGAAAGATATAATGTTACAAAAAGACAAAAACGAAAAGGTAAAAAACGTTTATGTCTTGGTGGTTGTGCACAAGAACTTTCTATCTATAACGACTCTGGATTTTGTTCAAACTGTAATGTTAGTGAAAAAGCAGTTGCAAAAATGCTAAAAGAACTGAAGGGTTATATTGAGTATGAGCAAGACTAAATGGGGAGCAGAGGCAAAGCCAAAAACTATTTGTGCTATTGATGCCAGCACTAATAACCTTGCCTTTGCTTTATTTGTTGGTAATAAACTTGAAAGCATTGGAAAAATTTCTTTTGATGGAAATAATATCTATGAAAAAGTTATGGATGCTGGGAAAAAAGTAAAAGCCTTTTTTGATATTTATGGTGGTTTTGAAGCAATAGTTATTGAGCATACAGTATTTATGAATAGCCCTAAGACTGCTGCTGATCTTGCATTAGTTCAAGGTGCAATTCTTGGATCAGCAGGACAATCTGGAACTAAAATAATTGGTAGAGTTTCTCCAATTACTTGGCAAATTTTTATGGGTAATGGGAAAACATCTAAAGAAGAACAGTTACTAATACGATCTCAAAATCCTGGAAAGTCTGATTCATACTATAAGGCTCACGAAAGAATGCTTCGTAAAGAAAGAACAATTAACTTTATTAATATTAATTATGATAGAACAATTACAGATAACGATGTTGCCGATGCCTGTGGAATTGGTCATTGGGCCGTAAGAAACTGGGATAAAGCAATAGGGGTTGACAAATAACACTATGGCTGCTAAACTATATACATCAGAAGTCTATATGCGTAAGCGGTATCTTATGGATAAAAAGACTCCAGAAGAGATTGCAAAGGAGTGCGGAGCCAGTGTTGAGACTATCTACGTGTACCTTGCTAAATTTGGATTAAGGAAATCTAAAAGATGAAAAATAATAAAGAAGAAGATTTTATTACCGTGTATTGGGCACCTGCAATGTCTTTTGAAGTTGAACAGCATAGAGAATTTAATATGCTTTATCCAGAACCTGAAAATATGTTTTCTTATTTGAAATCAAGAAGATCAGAATTTGATCAATCTAGATCAATGCTAGTTTGTCCAGCCTTTAAAGATAAAATGAAAAGAACATTTTTCTTTAAAAACTCAGTAGAGTGTAATTTTTTATACGAAACTAATTCTCTTGGAGAAGTATATCTTCAAGATCAAAAGGCTTTTCCTGAACAGGTAGTGGCAATTAGGGAACCAGCCTTTGATTTTGGCCCAACAATTCTTGTAAACTTTCCTTACATATTTTTTTCAGATTCTGAAGTTGAAGCAAGTTTTTCTCAACCAACATTTCATCCACAAGGATATTCAAAATATGCTTCAATTATTCCAGGAAGTTTTAATATTGGATCTTGGTTTAGACAATACAGTACTGAATTTCAAATGTGGAACAACTCTGGAGAATTTATTATAAAAGAAAATGAGCCAATGTTCTATGTTGAGTTTTTAACAGATAAAAAAATAAAACTTGTAAGGTTTAAATATACAAAAAAACTATTCACATACGCACAGCATTGTGTAGATGCACCACAAATTTTTGGTAAACATTTGCCACTTACAACAAGATACAAAAAATTTAAAGAATCAAGAATGAGAGATGTAGTGTTAAAGGAAATAAGAGAAAATATAATTGGTGAATTTAATGGGTAAGAATAAAAAAATATTTACATTATTATTTATACTTTTGTCAGCAGGTATAATTCATACTTTATTTATTTTTAAAAATATTCCAGAAACATTTGACTGGAACCTAGAGGAGGATATAAATGAAGAATATTAAAAACTTTATAAGTCTTGGAAAAACATTTACGCAAGGTTTATTTTGTAAACATCTAGAGTCATTTGCGTCTTCATGTCCATTTACTGGAAGAACCTACACGGATTGCTCAAAATGTTTTAAAAGATTAAATGTTGAGGTAACTAAGTGAGCGATAACCTGCACATTACTGTTGATCAAGTAAATCATCCTGCACATTACACAACTGATCCTTCTGGAGTTGAATGTATTCAGGTTACCCGTCATCGTAACTTTAATATTGGAAATGCCTTTAAGTATTTATGGAGAGCAGGCCTTAAAGATGAATCAAAGACCATTCAAGATTTAGAAAAGGCCATCTTTTATATTAAAGATGAAATAAATAGACTAGAGGGAAAGTATGTCAAGTGAGACAGAACTAATTCAACATCTTGATGAAGTAAATCAAGTAGTAACAGAATACCTTAAAGGAAATGATCCAACAGTTATTTCTAAAGAGTTAGACATCCCACGTACTCGTGTTGTATCTTTAATTAATGAGTGGAAGGTTATGGCATCTGCTAACGATGCTATCCGTGCTCGTGCTAAAGAAGCCCTTGTTGGTGCAGATACACACTACACAAAGTTAATTACAAAGGCCTATGAGGTCATTGATGAGGCAAGCCTATCAACAAACCTTACAGCAAAGACTGCTGGTATTAAATTAGTTTTAGATATTGAGTCAAGAAGAATTGATATGCTTCAAAAAGCAGGTCTTCTTGAGAACAAAGAACTTGCAGAAGAAATGATTGAAATTGAAAGACGACAAGAAGTTCTTGTTGGAATCCTAAGAGATATTGCTTCAGAGCATCCAGAAGTTCGTGACATTATTATGAAGAGACTTTCTGCTATTGCAAAAGAAGGAGAAGTGATTACAGTTGTCCACGATGTTCAATGAGTTTCTTGAGGTATTAAAAGAGAATCATTTTGTTGAAACTCCAGTTGATGTAAAGACGTTTGTCCAGTCACCTGATTATCTTGGTCAACCACTTTTATCTGATATCCAGTACGAAATTGTTGAAGCAATGAGCCAGATCTATCGTAAAGAAGATTTGATAGATATTATGGGGGATGTTGAGGGTTCAAAGCATTTTGCTAAATACACAAAGAATGAACTAATTCTTCAACTTGGCAAGGGTAGCGGTAAAGATTTTATTTCAACAGTAGCATGTGCCTATGTAGTATATAAACTACTATGCCTTAAAGACCCTGCAATTTATTATGGTAAGCCTGCAGGAGATGCAATTGATATTATTAACGTTGCTGTTAACGCACAACAGGCTAAGAACGTTTTCTTTAAAGGTTTTAAAACAAAGATTGAAAAATCACCATGGTTTGCTGGAAAGTATAATGCAAAGGCTGACTCAATTGAGTTTGACAAAGCAATTACTGTTTACTCTGGACACTCAGAAAGAGAATCTCATGAGGGTTTGAACTTGCTTATGGCAGTCCTTGATGAAATTTCTGGTTTTGCAAGTGAGGTTGTATCTGGAAATGAACAAGGAAAGACTGCTGATAATATCTATAAAGCATTCCGTGGAACAGTAGATTCTCGTTTCCCTGATCTTGGAAAGGTTGTTTTGCTTTCTTTCCCACGATATCAAGGTGACTTTATTTCTCAAAGATATGAATCTGTTATTGCTGACAAAGAAACTATTGAAAGAACACATACATTTATTATGAATGAAGATTTACCACACGATGATCCAGGCAATCAATTTCAAATTTCGTGGGATGAAGATAACATTCTTCAATACAAAATTCCAAGGGTATACGCATTTAAAAGACCTACATGGGAAGTAAACCCAACCCGTAATATAGAAGACTTTAAACTAGCATTCTATACTGACCTTGGTGATGCAATGATGCGTTTTGCTTGTATGCCAACCTATTCATCTGATGCTTTCTTTAAGCAGATTGACAAGGTTGAGAAGTGCATGAACAGTAGAAATCCACTAGATTCATTTAGAAGGTTTGATGAAACCTTTGTACCAGACCCAGAAAAAACATATTATATTCATGCTGACCTTGCACAAAAGCACGATAAGTGTGCGGTAGCAATTGCTCACGTAGATAAGTGGGTAAATATTCAGGTAATTAAAGATTACGAACAAGTAGCGCCAATTGTAGTAGTAGATGCAGTTGCATGGTGGGAGCCAAGAGCAGAAGGACCAGTTAATCTATCTGAAGTTAAACAGTGGATTATGAATCTGCGTAGACAAGGTTTTAATATTGGTATGGTTTCATTTGACCGTTGGCAATCATTTGATATTCAAAATGAGTTACAGGCTGTTGGAATTAGGACTGAGACAGTCTCTGTTGCCAAGAAGCACTATGAAGATCTGGCTATGATGATTTATGAAGAGCGTGTTTCTATTCCAAGAATACCTATACTATTAGAAGAAATGTCAGAACTTAAAATTATGAAGGGTAATCGTGTAGATCACCCCCGCAAAAAATCTAAAGACCTTGCAGATGCCGTAACTGGTGCGGTATTTGGAGCAATATCACATACACCAAAGAATAATAATACAGAAATAGAAGTCCATACCTGGTCTACTTCAGCACGACTTGCGGAGAAAGACAGGGGTGTGGTA